GGCAATGCCCAACAAGCGTTACAAAATTATACGCAAAACTATGCTGGAAACGCATACCAACAAGCATTTAGCAATTATCAAAATCAACGTCAAAACATTTATGGAAATTTATCAAATATAGCTCAAATTGGTCAAAATGCTGTATCAGGTCTTGGTAACCTTTCTACAGGAACAGCTCAAGGTATTGCAAGTCTTGGAGTAGGAGCAGCAAACGCTCAGGCTGCTGGTCAAGTTGGAGCAGCAAACGCTTATTCTGGTGCAGCACAAAATCTTGGTAATCTTGGCTTTTTAAGTAATGTACTGAGCGGTTCATCAGCCCCTCTTGATGCTACGGCTATTGGAAGCGGTGCAACATCTGGAGGCAGTTTTTTAGGTGATGCTTTTGCATTAGCATAAGGAAAAATCATGGCTGATTACAACGTTTCTACAGTAGCTTCTGAAATAAAACCCCCGCAAGTTACAAGCATAGGTGATATGCTCAATATAGCTCGTGGAGCGCAGGCTTATCAACAAGCACAACAAGTTAACCCTTTGGTTGTTCAACAACAACAAGCTACAACACAAACTTCGCAACTTGGTCTTGCAAATACTCAAAGACAAATTGCTAATGGAGCTTTAACAGGTCTTGAAAATTCAGAGGCTTATAAAATTGGTGATTCCAAAGCCATTAAACAAGAATTAGAGGCAACAGAAAAATGGCTTAAAACTGTAAGTCCAGATTTATTAAAAGAGGGTGGTGCTGTAGATCAAGCCCATCAATTAATAGATAAAGGCGATGTAGAAGGTTACAAAAAATTGTTGTCTAACATTAGACGGCAAGGTGCAAGCGGTGCTGAACAATATGCTGCTGCGTTGCCACAATTTAATACTAATGCTGCTGGTACGCCATTTTTGACAAATCGTGCTGCTGGAACTGTTTCAGCTCCAATGCAAGCAGGTGGTCAAAATTTAACACCGACAAATGTAGGAGTTGCTAATTTTGGTGATTATCAAAAAGATTTGACAACTCGTGTTGCAAGCGCAACTCAAAACGAAATGCGCTTAAATGAAGCTGAAAACTTGATGAAAGAGTTTAAGCCTGGAGCTGGTGCAAGAACTTATGTAGATGTTGCACAAAAATTACAAGCAGTTGGTGCTCCACAAGATTTAGTAGATAAAGTTGCCAAAGGTGATTTGTCTGCTGCTCAATCTTTAAACAAGTTTATTGCTCAAACTGTAATTCAAGCTGCTACAGCAACGCCAGGTACTGCTGAATCTATTAACAGATACATTCGTGATAATCCTGATATTGGTAGCGATCCAAGAGCTTTAGAGCGTTTCTTTGAATTTACACGTAAACAAAATGCTATTCCTATTGAAGAACAAAAATTTTTGCTTGAAAAAGCCAAAACAGGTACATTAAATCCAGATACCCATGTTTCAGAAGTGCAACAACACATTTTGCAAAATTTTGCAGGAAAACAAAATACTGTTACATCTAAAGAACAAAAAAATGCTACTTTTGGTAAATACAAAGGGCGTGATGTTGTAAGTTACGATGGTGGCAAGTCTTGGGAATATAAATAATGGATAACCTTTACGCTTCTCTTGAGCAAAGATATGGTTTGCCAGAAGGTGCTTTATCAGCAGTTGAGTCTGTTGAAAGTGGCGGAAAAGATGAGGCCACAAGTCCTAAAGGAGCAAAAGGTCGTTTTCAATTTATGCCAGCAACAGCTCAGGCTTATGGTGTAGATGTATCTGATCCTGTTAGTTCTGCTCATGGCGCAGCTCAATATTTGTCAGATTTACAAAAGCAATATGGAAGTTTTAGAGCGGCAGTAGCTCATTACAATGGTGGATCAAAAGCTGGCAAAGCGGTGTCTATGGGGGAAGCACCACCAGCTGAAGAAACCAAAGGATATTTGCAAAAAGTATCTATGAAATTGCCACCGATTGATCCTTCAAAAGTTGAAACTTCTGGATCTGTTAGTGTTTCTGGATATGAACCAATTAACCCATCAGAAGTAGAACTTTCCGAGCCAATTAAATCAGAACAAGTTACCAAAGAGTTGCCTGCTAATCTTAAAGGATTAAGCAAAGCTGATTTGTTTTTAAAAGGATTAAAGGCTTCTGGCGAAACCACCATGACTGGAATAGGTCAAGTTTTAGACCCATTGGCACAACAATTAGAAAAGGCTTTTCCTGAATTTTCTAAAGCTGCGTCTGAAAAATTAGGATTACCTTCTGCAAAAGAAGTTGGCGAAAAGAGATTTGCTGAAATATTGGCACAAAGAGAAGCTAATAAACCATTACTAGAAACCACACCAGGTATGTTAGGAAACGTGGCGGGTGAATTGGGGCAAGCTGTTTTATTGCCAGGTGGAACTGTTGGCAAAGCTGCATTGTCTGGCGCAGAAATGGGATTGGTTCAGCCAACTTTGCCAGAAGAAAGCCGTGCTTTTAATGCCATAGCTGGTGGTGGTTTAGGCGCAGCAGGTCAAGGAATTGTTAGTGGTTTAGGAAAAGTTGCTCAACCAATTACTTCTGAATTAAGTGGTGCAGCTCAAAATGCAGTAAAAATATTAACTGAAGCAGGAATACCTTTAGATGCTGCACAAAAAACTGGCTCTGCTTTGTTAAATAGAGCAAAAACTGTTTTAGACTCTAATCCATTTACCGCTGGATTTGAACAAAAATCTATTTCAGAACAACAATCAGCTTTTAATAAAGCAATTTTAAAAACTGTTGGCGCTGATTCTAATGCTGCTACTTCTAATGTAATGAGAGATGCTTCTAAATCAATTAACGATAAATTTGAAAACATTTTATCTAATAATAATGTAGCTTTAACTGATGATATTGTTAAAAGAATTGCAGATATTCAAATTAGCGCAAGTGATGCAGAAAAAAAACCTATTGTTAATTTAGCTAATAGAATTATTAAAAATGTTGATGAAAGTGGCGCAATTACAGGGCAAAACGCATATAGTATTTATAAAGATTTAAATAGATATGCTAGTAATGCTGATAGTGAATTAGCTTATCAAGCTAGACAATTAAGATCAACTTTATTAGATGGAATTAACAATTCTTTAAATGATGTTGACAGATTAGCTTTAACTAAAGCAAGAACACAATTTAGAAATATGAAACTAATAGAAAGCACTATTGATAAAGAAGGTGCTGGAGATATTAGTCCATCTAAATTGGCTAATGTGTTAGGTCAAAAAGCAAATAGACAATCATCAATTTATGGTCGTGGAGATCAAGAATTAGTTAATTTGGCGCAAGCTGGAAATATGTTATTAAAAAGCAAAATTCCCGATAGTGGAACAGTTAAAAGGGCTGCTGCATGGTTAGTACCTGATTTATTGGGATCTGCTGCTTATGGTGCTTACACAGGTGATTATAAGGGTGCTGCTGAAGCTGGATTAGTGGGAATTGCTGCTCCTTATGCTATGCAAAAAGCATTAAGAACGCCTGTAGTTCAAAATTATTTAACACAAGGAATTAAAAATACTGCTATTCGTGATTTATTACAAGCACCAAGCAATTTAGGCGTAGGAAAGATTCCGTTGGCATCGTTTGAATCTTATTTACAACAAGTTCAAAAAGAAAAAGGTAATAGATAATGGCATCAGTAAACTTAGCCCCCGTTATTAACGGCACAAGCGTATTAGGAACTACAGGATTACCTTTAGCTGGTGGTCTAATTTATACATTTCAAGCTGGTTCTTCTACTGCGCTGACAACTTATACAGACAATAGCGGATTAGTAGCTAATACCAATCCTATTGTTTTGGGTACAGATGGCAGACCACCTAATGAAATTTGGTTGCAATCAGGGTTCTCTTACAAGTTTCAAATTGAAAACTCACTTGGCACAATTATTTCTACCCTAGATAATTTGTATGGTATTCCACAATCTAGTAGTGGCGGTGGTTCTACTTCAGTTCCTAGTGGTTGTATTTTGCTATGGTCAGGATCAAGTGGTTCTATTCCCGCAGGATTCCAACTTTGCGATGGCACAAATGGCACACCTGATTTAAGAGATAAATTTATTGTTGGTGCTGGTAATGCTTATGCTGTTTCACAGACTGGTGGATCGGCTGATTCTATATTGCCAAGTCATACCCATACTGCAACTTCTACAGTTACAGACCCTGGACACGCTCATTTGCAAAAAGATACTGCTGGAAGTCCTGGCGTTGGCAATATTTCTACTAATGGTGGAACAGACGTTACTTCTGTTTCATCTGGTACTGTATCAACTGCAACAGCCTCTACTAGTATTACTGTTGCTACTACCAATACTACTGTTGGCGTAAGTCCTACAGGCGGCAACTTACCACCTTACTACGCATTGTGCTACATCTATAAGAGTTAATCATGTCTGAAATTGATCCAGTAAAAATAGGTGTAATGTGGTCTAAAGTAGAAGCTATGGAAAAAGAAGTAGCTGAAATGAGGCGTGATATTAAAGAATTGCTTGCAATGGCTAATAAAGGTCGTGGTGGCTTTTGGGTAGGCATGATGGTTGTTTCAGGAATTAGTTCTTTAATAGGTTTTATTGCTCACTATTTCACTCAAAAATGAACGAAATATTAACTCATATTCTGACAGGCAAAGACAATCAAACCCATGACATAGCTCGTTGGGCGTGGATGCTTGGCTTTTTTGTAGTAGCGGGTTCAGCAATTTATTTAATTTATGCAGGCCATGAAATTAGCCTGACTGAACTTGCTGGTGCTTTAGGCATCGTATCGGGTTCGGGAGCTGCTGCGGTAGCTGGTAAACAAATGGCTGGAGCAGAGCCTCAATGAGCTTTTTACTTAAATTATTAGGCGGTATTGGTGGACAAATCTACATTTATTTGGCTTTGGTTTTGGGCGGTTTTGGGGCTGGCTTTTATGTGGAGCATCTGCGCTATATGGATTACAAACAGGAAGTTCAAATTATTGCAGAAAAACAACAGGCAGAAACGGATGCCAAAATCAAGGAACAGGAAATAATTAATGAAAACATTAAGCAAACTTACGAAGCTCGTCTTACTAGCATCCACACTTTCTATACTAGGATGCTCAACTCCCGTAGCGGTGTCTTGTCCTCCGATCCCAATGCCACCATCACAATTAATGGAGAAACCCATAACGTATTACTTGTTGCCGAGCAATGCGCCCAAACAACAGAACAATTAATGACCCTGCAAGACTGGGTTAATCAACAAGTGGCTTTAAATGCAAAATAATTTTCAAAAGTGTCTTGACCTTGTTTTAAAGTCAGAAGGCGGTTGGGTAAATAATCCAGCAGACCCTGGCGGTGAAACCAATCTTGGCGTAACCAAAAAAGTCTGGGAAGAATGGGTCGGGCATGATGTTAAAACTATGAAAGGTCTAACCCCTGCTGATGTAGCCCCTATGTATCAGGCTAAGTATTGGATGGCTTGTTATGCAAACCAGTTGCCTGTGGGCGTGGATTACATGGCGTTTGACGCTGCGATGAACATGGGGCCTGGCAGAGCTGTCAAGTTACTTCAAGAAGCGATGGGATGTGTTCCTGATGGAGTGATTGGCCCACGTACTATGCAGTTAATTGCCCAAAAAGACCCTAAAGATGTTGTAGATGCTTACAGCAATCGCAAGACCAGCTTTTATGAATCGTTGCCTACTTTTGCTACTTTTGGCAAAGGCTGGTTAAAAAGAGTAGAAGATGTAAAATTTAACGCATTAAATATGATCGGAGAATCGCTATGACCAATTTTAAAATTGAAGGTAAAGAACATAAGAGTCCAAAAGGCCATTATGTAAAGGAATCCCCTCACAAGATGGAAGATGAAATTCATCGTTTGGCTAAAAAATTGGATAAGCATATTGCTTTGCCTATGGAAAAAGCGCATCACGCTGAATCAAGCCAAAAAGAAGCACCATTGCCATCAATGCGTAAGTATTAAAATACATCCGTAAGGTTAGCGATTTTAAACATGGTAATCGGGACATCGTAAAACATTTCCCCTTTACCAACATAACGATTATGGACTTCTACCAATGGGCAATCTTTTATCAAGTCTGCTTTCAGGTAATAAGCACGAGATAAGTCCTGAGTTAAGGCAAAAAATAGAGTTGGCAGACCTTCCTGAAATAGTTTTTCTTTGCGCTGCGCTACGTGAATACTACGATGTTGGTCAAAACCTAATTGACGAACTTCTACCTCAAGCGCACCAACTGGAGAACCTGATCGAAAGCAGATTAAGTCAACTCCATAGCGATTAGGGTTTTCCCGCACTTCATAACCTTTTTTCATCTGCATCCAAGTAGATACAGCCTGACGAGCAGGCGCATCATATACATCGTGTAAGTCTTGACTAAATGGCTTATAAGTTGACATAACGCCAAAAGCCGTAACCAAAGATAGCTACAAACAACAAAGCCCCTAAAAGCCCCCAAAACAAGCTGTATTCGCCATCTTCAGGTCGAGTAATAGACGTTGCATACTCAGCATCTTTTATCGCTTCTGAAAGCGTTCTAGGGCTTTTTAACCATCTTTGGTAATTATTGACAAAGTGTTCGTAGCTCATTTTTCCTGTGCCTTTCTTAGTATTGCTCTAGCAAAAATAATGTTTTGTTCGCCTGTGTCAGTTTCCATGCCACTCCAAATTTCAATTATTTCCTCATCTGTTAGGTCTTTGCTGGGATGGGTGTAGAGTGGTTCTGCGCCTTTTACTGGTGCTTGGTAAATATTCCAATGCCCATCTGTATCTTTGCTTCTCCACGCTACTGGTTCATTGTTCATTTTGTGCCTTTCCAGTTACTAATTCATCAATTAGCCTTAACTCAGCTTTTAACACCTCTATTTCAGCTTGTTGCTCTACTACTTTTGCATAAAGTTTGTCGTGATTAACAAGTAAAGAATAGTATTCAGCTTGTTGCTGGCGTAGCATGGTGGCTGCTTGTTCTCTTGTGCCACCTTCCCAATGACCTTGCTCTAATTTATCAGCTATTTCATTTGCGTTCACTTGTTCTTGCTCCATCCGTTGCACTTAGCTAAAAATTCTATGGCCCTGTCAAATTGCTCTTGCATATATTCAATATCATCTGCTTGTTTTCTGAGCAATGTAGCTGCGTCTTGGACACAAACCAAATCTGTCATATTGTCAGCTATTGCTCTTTGCAGTTCTTCAGCTAATTTATAAGCGTTCATTTTGAGTCTCTCGCTGTAGTTTTCCACAGGGTTTCCATAACCTCTACTGCACCCATTGCTAATAACTCATGCTTGTAAAAATAACGAGCTGGGTATTCGTTGCGACCAAACTGATTCACAATCTTAATGCAAGGAGCTACATAGACCCCAGGTTTAACATAATGAGGAATATGCAATATCCCGCCCATTTTGTAACACTTGTATTGTGCAAAGTCTGGGCTTTCAAATTCGTGGATTTGTTCCATTTAGAACCCCAATCCAAACATTGCGCCCAAGACAAGACCAAGCAGTATTACGCCTACCCATTCAATAATTGCTGTTTTCATAATTCCCCCTAAGTTAAAAAAACAGGACAAGCTGCTTAGTCGTACACCCTCGGCTTATTGAGCTGAAGTATGCTTGCCCCGTGTAAAAAGTATCAGATCGAGCCTCTTAGATTTCCGTATGGAGAGGTACTTTGCTGAATAACGCCCGACCTGATGTAGAAACTACGCTACTTCTTTTTCAAAATACTTTTTAAATACATCGGTAATACGCAAACAATCCGATGGGCTGACTTCTAGTTGCAGTTCTTCAGAAAAAAATTGTTGAAGTTCACGCATCTGTTGGTCACTAATTAACCAACCATCGTTGCTTCTGTAACCCATTGGCATAAAATTTGATTTCATTTAAATCCCCTTAAATAAAACTCCACATGGAGTAACTACAGTTTCTTTGTCTGTAGCATAGATGTCAAACTATTTTTTCTAAGGAAAACCCTAAGTTGCAATAAAACAACATTAAGGTGGGGCTGAGACCTCACGGAAGGAATTTTGGCGGGGGATCACCAACCCAGCCCCAATGAATATTATAGATGCCTTGCATAATTTTTGTGATACATATCACGAGCTTCTTGTGCAACTAAACTAGCAAGTTCAAAATCCTCAAAAAGGCCTAAATGATATACATTTTTATTGGCTATAATTTGAACTCGCCATTTCTTTGCTATTTTATGCCAGCTTACGCCTTTTGTCCCACTTTTATTGTCAATTCTTAATTTTTGATTTTGTAGGTTCTGAGCGTGGTTAACTCCTCTTAAATTTTCAATTTTATTGTTTGCTTTATTGCCATCAATATGATCAATAAATTCAGGCATATAATCATGATGAAAAGCAAAAACAAGTCTATGGGCTTTGTAATTTTTATTGTTGATTCTAATATTTACATAGCCATCTTTTCTTAAATAGCCAGCTTTGTCACCAATTTTAGCCCTTTGAGAAAGCCTTTTTTTCCAATAAAGATTGCCATCTTTATATTCAAAAAGCTCGTTTAACATAGATTTGTTCATGCTTTTATTATAAACCAGATTTAATTTGATAGTATCTAAGCAGATGGAAAAAGCACTTTAGGCCCTTCTGCAACTCCGCTTCCTCAATCTCGCAAACCTTGACTTCATTGGTCAACCCGTTGACAAAGACAATAGCGCACCTAGCGTCTGAAAGCCCCAAGAGTTCTCGGTAGGCAGCCAACTGCATGATATGATCCTCGTATGGAACGACCTTTTCTAAGGGGACTTCTTTTGTCTTAAAATCTGCAACTACGGGGACTATGCCCTTAACTTTATCGCCTTTAGCGTGTAAGTCCACTTTCCCAGCAAAGCCTAGCTCATGGCTACCAGATTTCTCAGTAACCCATAGGCGATTGCCAAACGAGGCTTTTAAGGCATTTTCTGCGTTACGGCAATACTCAGGCACTTCAGGCAGTAAAACTTGGCTGAAATAAGCCTCTAAAATGCCATGTATTTGTGTTCCTCTATCGGCTGCATCTCTGCCTTGTGCCTTAGAGTCGTTAAGAACTCGGTCTAGGTAATCTTCCTCAGACTCGCCCTCATTGCGTGGTAGTGTTAAGGCTGCAAGGATAGCCTGCTGCTGAAGCCAATTTTGGAGTCCAGGCTTTGCCGCCACACCAAGAATGGTAGTAACGCTCGGTAAAAGGCCCAGCTTCTTTGCATCTCTGAGAGTTGTGTTACGGACTCCCTTGCCATCTGCTCGCTCAATGGTATAGAACGGGTTTCCGTCTTTATCATACCAATGTCCATTTTCACTCTTTTGTTCCTGCATTTTTTCTTCCCCTTTTTGGTTTTACTGCATCCGTGTTTATATCGTATGTTGTTTCTTGGGCAACGATTGTAGCCTTTGGAGCAACGAATTCTTCATATTCTTTTGGAATTTCTTGACCGCACCAGTCCTGAGGCATTTTATTAACAACCACAGGATTAAGCTTACAAGCTCCCATCATATCATTTTGATTGAATACAAAAAATTTACATACTTGGCAACTCATTTAATTCCTTGTGCATAGTTAATAATACGCTCTGAATCGTAATAGTTTTCGCACATATCAGCAGCAACGTGCAAAACCGCCTTAATAACAGACAACAAATCTTCAGGTTTAAAGCTAATGAGTTGTTGTTCTTCATCTACGCCAACTGGTTGCCAGCTTAACTTGGAACTTTCGGTAATAAGACTTTTAATTTGGTTTTGCATGGTGTTCTCCTTTAGAACGGGGTGCTATCGTCTATAAACGGATCATCCTTTGGTAACTCGTCTGATCCTGCTGGTTTAAATCCTTGTGGGATTTTTTCTTTGCCGATTGATACGCTAAGAAACTTTGATCCTTTAGCAGAAGTCTTAGTCCAGGCGGATAAGTAATGCTCCTTGCCGTTGACCATGATTGTTCCAGTAAAGTCAGGATGGTTACCAGAAGCCTTACGCTCGTTCTTGAAAAGACTTCCTGAACCTTCTTTTGGTGTATATGCCATGCTATTTCCCCTTATAAAATATCTTCTGCTACAGACTTCATTGTTGAACTTGATTTGACTTGTTTGGGCGCAGAAGCTGCGTTGCCATCGTCATCGGCTTGCACTACGCCAATAGCTGCTGCAAGAGCATATCTACGCATATAGGTAATTGCTGATCCCGCAGCTTGGGCATCTACTTTAACAACACCATCTCTATCTGGTTTACCCACAGGCAAAGACATTTGCTGACTAATCCATTCGCCAGAGCTATGCGTAATAATTGTTGTAAGGGCCATTGTGCCTTCAAAATATTCGCCAGGTAACTGAACTACTGCTAATCCATTATCTGATAACAGATCACGACACGCATCCCATACCGATTCTAAGTCTGCATATTTAGACTTAAAGAATGGGTTAGCTGAGTCCTTCTTTGCGTAGGTCAGCTTGCCTTGCACGATTGACAAGGCTTTAGCTAAATTAGCTATTGATTCACTTTGCATGATTTCCCCCAAAAACATTACCAAAATCTTCAAACACGGATTGCAATAGATTATTGCGTGTGTTGTTTGGCTTTCCACAAGCTGCACGAATAACATCCACATCGTCTTGAGACAATTCTGTGCCGTATTCCATGTTGTCTAACGCTAATTCCAAGCGTTGCTCCATTTCGGTCATAACTTGATACAACTCATCCATTTAAATTCCCCTTAAATGACATAGCGAAGTTGCTATATCTCCATTATTAAGCAAAGTTCAAGAGTTTGCAATACCTTTGCAAAAATAATTACTTATGTTGTAAGATTGCTAAATGGGACTAAAACTTACAGATTCAGCAATAATTGACTTGCTTGGGGGAACTGCCAAAGTAGCCAAATTAACGGGTGTAAGCCCAGCAGCAGTTAGTTTGTGGCGAAAAAACAACATTCCAGCATCTCAATACGCATTTTTAGGAGCAACTCTTGAAAAGGAG